AAGCTATTGACTTAGCAGTATTTTCCATTTCATTTTTAGCCTCAGTAATTCCTAAATTACTAGCTAAAGCACTAAATCCTAATTTATTAAAAGCTGCGTTTACACCTTCAACAATATTACTTGATAATCCTAGTAAAGTATTAATTTTATTAACTTCATCTTTTTCTTGTTGTAAAAGATTTAATAATTTACCATAACCATTACCTTGGACTGTTATAGTTCTATTTATAGATGATAAAGTTGAATCAATATTTTTTAATTGAGATTCATATTGATCATTTTGATTATAAATCTGTTGTAATCGTTGAAGTTCCTCCTCTGTTAAATTTCTTTTATTTACTAAATAATTTCCTTCTTGAATATTAGCTTGAAGACTTTGCTCAATTTCAGATTTTTTATCTTTTAATATTTTAGCAGATGATGTTAATCTATCTTTATCGTATTTGGCTTGTTTTTGAAGTTGTTCTAATTCATCCTCAGTAAGTTCAGAAATTCCTTTTTGATGAGCTTGTATTTTACTAGCTATACTATTTAAACTATTAAAAGCTTTATTAACTTCATTAGTTGGCTTAACTATTTTACTAGCAGCATCAACCATTTTACTAAAATTACTAGCCGCTATACTTATATCATCATTTAATTCATCAAACTCATTTCTAAGTCTTTCTAAAAGAGATCTAGCTCCACTTCCAGATTGAATTAATCTATCAAGACTAACACTATCAATGTCTTCTTTTAAAGCTTTTACAAGACGTTTTAACTCAGCTATTTCTCTACTATTTAATGAATTATCAGCCATTTATAAATTGTTAATATGTTATAAATATTAAAAAATATAACTTTTATTTATATTTGACTTTAGAGCCTGGGTTAACTTTAGGGCCAGGATTAACACTTTGCCAAGCACTTTTATTCACATTACCAGATGAGTCTATTAATGTAGAAGAATTTGAATTGGCATTAGAAGATTTTTCATATTCTTCTGCTTCTTTTTTATAAAAATCGTTTATTTTATTAAAAGTAAATTGTCTTAACCATCTAGGCATATTATAGATAGTTTCCCAATCATAACCTCCTTTTCCATGAAATACTATTTCATGAATTTGAGTAAATAAATTAACGCGGTATTGAACGGCTATCTCAGATGTCAGGCCAAAAAAACTTAAGTCCAACTGGGATATCAACTCTATCGGTATTTCCGTCGGGAAAAAAAGTTAGATCTACATCTGGCTGAGTTTCTTTAATATGTTTTCTTAATTCACGTGAGTCCCGGGCTAAGAGTTGATTATCTACAAACTCCCGTATTGTTTTAGGGTCTCGTTCTCCATTTATTGATGTAATCATATATTTCAAACGTGTTGAGAGTTCGGGAGAATTGTTTCTATTAATTTTTTTAAGACCTTCTAATTCAGCTTGTATCTTTTGTTCATCACCGTGAGTTAGGATTTTATAAGTAATGTTAACGCCCGTTGACGTTAAAGTATAACTGAATTCGTTAACACCTTTATTAGAAATATCAAATGGTTTATTATCAATTTGACTTAAATCAACTGTGTATTCTTGTCCATTATAATCAAATGTATAATCTTTACCATAACCTAAAACACGAGCAGCAACCATTAAAGCATTTTTATCACCTACAATTAAATCATTGTAGTTAACTTTAGATACAATAAGTGATTGTAATAATTTATCTAAAACAATACCTTTTGTAATATAGGACTGATTAGTTAAAATATCTTCTTCCTTAGCGGTCATATATTTCATAGTAACTTTACCACTTGATAAAGGATTATCTTCAGGATATACTAAACCTTTTGATGGTAATTCGATTTCTTCTGTTGGAAAATTGTAAGTTTCTTGACTCATAGCTTTTATTTAATAACTTTATATTCAGATATAAATATATGAAAAATAAAGAAGCTCACCAAATTTAGGTGAGCTTTCTTTAAATTTATTTTTATTAATTAAAAGTTCAAGATACAATAATCCATTCCTAATGTTACTTGTAATTCTTGTGCTGCTGCATCTTCATCCCAACTGTAATCACCGAAGTTAGCTGTTTTAATAAATGCACCTTTGATAATCCATTCTGATACGATATCACCTACTGGGCCTAGTACATTAATTGTTACGTCTTTTTTATAAAAATCTGAGTAACCGTCACGACCTGTTACTGATTCATGATGTAAACGTACCCACTCCATTACTGCTTGAGCACCTGAAGGTGTGATTGGATCGAACAATGTCATTTCAAGGTCTTTCCATTCTGCTCTTCCTTTAATTTTACGATAAACGTTGATATGATTTAATTTAATTTCATTCATTTCAACGCTAACCGCGCCAATTTTTTTAATAACATATGATGGGATTCCATCTACATACATTATAAAGCGATTTTTAACTTTAGGTTCAAATGCTGTGAAAAATATTTCGTTTGGATCTAATACTGCCATTTTATTTTATATTTTTATGTTTGTTATAAATATCTATGTTTTAAAGAATTACGCTGGGAATGATGCACCAGTTGGAGTGATGTTGAAGTCTAGATAGATAAATTCAGCTGTCTTAGTTGGTTGTAAATAAATTTGGCCAACTAACTCATTACGATCAATTACATCAGGCGTATTATTTGAATCATCCATAATTACTTTAAACGCGTATAATCCTTGACGTTGTTGAACACTTGTTAAATACGGGTTAACTTGAGCTAAGAAATTATTTCTTGTAGCTACTGTATTTTGTTCAAATACTAAATTATTAGCAACTTGAGTAATATATGATTTAAGAGCAATCAATAAACGTCTTACATTTACACGATCAAGTGCTGATGCTGCTGATTGTAATGTTTTCTGACCATATACTACTACTCCTGTTCCTGGGAACGTAGCGATTGGATTTACTTTAGCTGAGTATAATGTATTACGTTGACCTTGAGATAAACGTTGTTCTGCTCTCACTACTGTAGATAAACCACCTCTGTTAATACCTGCTGGTGCGAACCATGGTTCAGCTACTGAGTCATTATAAGCGTATACTCCACCAATCATTGTTGAAGCTGGTACCCAAACTAATTCACCTGTTGAAGGTTCAATAATTTGTAACCAAGGCCAGTATTCAGCTGCGTATGATGTATTACGAGAAGCAGCAGATGTTACTACATTTGATACTGATGCACCATAAGCTACTGGGTCAAGCACATAGATGTTATCTCCTCTATCTTGAGTATTTGTAATAATAGTAGATATTTGTTGAGCATAATCACCATCATATAAACCTGGTGTTAATAATATATTAAATTGATAGTCATCTTTATTTGCTAATAAAGAAATCATGTTATCATAATCTGATCCTTCTACACCTTGAGTATTATTACTATCAATATTTTCGTAAAAATTAGCTCCACCAGCTATATCTCCTGTTGCACCACCAAAAGTACCACTAGCATTTGTTGGGATATAATCTGTATAGTTAGCATCTGAAATTTGTCCGTTACTATTTAAATAGTTAGGTGTAGTATAATTTACTTGTTTTACTCTAACATAATTTGATCTATTAACATATGTTCCAGTATAAGCAATTTGGTTATTTACTGGGTCATAATCTTCATTCATATCTCCAATTACTCTAGAAATATAATTACTAGAATTAGGATCTAAAGTTAAGTTAGTCCAAGTTTCTAAAGCTACAGGTTGAAGAATATTATCATTACCTCTTCTAATTAATAAATCAAATGTTCCAGATGATGTATTAGCATTTAAAACTTGCCATCTAATATTATCTTTTGAACCACTTAATAATACATTATTAGTTGTTTCAGCACTAACACTATTCATAATAACACCTTCTGAGAATGTTTCTAGAACAAATGCTGTTGAAGTTACACTCACAGTAGCACCAGCCATTGTAGCTGCTAAAGTAGGAGCATTATCACCAATAAAGTCAGTATAAGAAATTGTTGCTCCATTTAAACTTGTATTTCCATTTGATCCAGTTATTATTAAATCACTTCCTGCACTTGTTGCGTTAACTAAACTAGATAATCCTGGGAAGTTATTGATAGCAATTGAAGCTGAGGCCACCCAATTAGATCCAGTACCAAAATAACAGAAAGGTGTTAAAGGAGCAGTTGTATCATAGAATGTAGTTCCACCGTATCCAGCGAACCAATATTGATCACTACCTACTGTTATAACAAATCCTTGATAAGCTGATCCAGTTACTGATCCATTAAATGAAACTAAAGCACTAGCGTTATTACCTGGTACTGAAGGTACACCATTATTAATTGCTGAGCTTGAAGCAGGTAAATATGATCCTGATACTACTCTTGATACTAATAATGAAGTTCCTCCGTTAACAAAATAATTATATGCTGCTATTGAAGTTAAATAAGTATATGTTTTTTGATTTGTTGAACTACCACTTATTAAAGTAGTACCAAATTTATTAACATATTCATTATATGTT